TAGAGATAATTCGACATCAAAGCCTGCTCTGCGTAAGGCTCGATACATTTCTTGTAAGCCAATAGCCCATACATCTAACGCGCTATAGGTGTCAAGATCTATAACCCTTTTTTTTGCCATGACTAAATTATCGCTCTAGTAAAAGATTATAAATCTCATCGACACGCCCATTTAGTCTTTTAATTTCAGACAAAAGGTGTGTAATGACAAAGCCAGATAAACCGCCAATGGTTGCCAAGGTCGCTAAATAGATCTGAAAAAAATTATCTTGCGTCACTTTTTGATCCCCATCGCTGGATCATTAGCGTTCAGGTAACGAAGCACGGGTGGCAAAATGGATGCAATACCTGCTGCAATAAGAGCTTTAGGATCTGTGACCCCAGCTGCTGCCATTGAGATAACTGCTACCAAAAAGGCTCTAGCCCATGAACCTGCTGCTACTTTTAATTCATTCATTGACTTGCTCCTAACATAGGTACTTGAAAAAAAGCCGAATCATTGTCAGCTTCTTTTGCAAACGAGATATGGCAGTGGTGGTTGTGTTTATTTGAACCTTCGTATGGTCGCCATTCCCAAGACTTTTTTTCTGAGGCGATACGACCATCAAAGATAATGTAGGTAATCCGTTTTTCTTTTTTAGACTTGCATAGGAGACGAATCTGATCTGCAAGATCTGGCATGAGGTCTGGCTTAGCCCGACCACTGAGATCACGATCAACATCGATGGCACGAACCCAGCCATCAACATCGGGATTATGATCGCTAGGGCGAGCTGCGTGTCGGGTATCACCGATCCAACCATCCGATGTGCGGTCACGACTTGGGAACGAGTCATCTATCTGCTCTCGTAACTGGATCCCTGCGTGACTTAACTTAGGCTTTATGCTCGTCATTAGCACATTCCCATAAACAAGATTCTTCATTTAGTTTGACTTCACTATGGCAAATAGGTTTAGGAGGAATAAAAGCATCGCGCTGCGGATCGTATGTATAACCAATCCCAGCATAATTTTTTCTTATCTTATTGTTATAGCTCGTTTGTTTCCAATTTCCACCATTTGCCCATTGTGCAGCCCATTCTTCAACAGAATCTTCATAATCGTTATGTACGACAATTACACGAATGACTTCATTATTTTCATTTAATTCTGCTACATGTGCCATTAGAAAGTTATGCTCCCGCTTCCAGTCCACTTGTAAGTTCTGTATCCGCCAGCTGTTGTAATTGTAGGTGAGCCTGTTGTTGATGTTGCTAAAGGAAATGTATCTGAATAACGAATCATCACTAGACCAGAACCACCTGCGCCACCAGGAGAACTACCTGCATCACTTCCACCAGCTCGCCCTGTATTTGCTGCTCCACTTGAACCGGCAGAATTTCCAATGCCACCCTGTGAAAGAGTTGCCAATCCAAATACAGTAACCCCAGCACCAGCAGCACCACCTACGCTTCCAGTTCCACCCGCACCGCCACCACCACCGCCTTGTGGACCGCCTAATGTTCCATTACCACCTGAATAACCTTGACCTGAAATACCTGCCGCACCTTGTCCTGTTAATGAGTCAGTAGCACCACCACCACCGCCTGAACCACCAGTAAGTCCGTTAATAGGGGTTTGAGTATTATGGCGACCTGCGCCACCACCGCCACCGCCAGTTGTAGAGACACTTGCAAAAACTGAAGAAACACCAGTGCCACCTTTACCCGCTGTATTTGTTGAAGTGTTTCCAGCTGTTCCACCCGCGCCACCAGCTCCAACAGTGACTGTGTAAGGTGTTCCCGCAGTTACAGCAAGAGTGCTATTTAATAATCCACCGCCACCACCACCGCCACCATAAAATACCATTTCACCATTAATTACACCACCACCACCACCACCACCGCCTGCAACAACAAGGTATTCAACACTTGTAGGTCCACTAACTGCGCCACTATCAAAAAGAGCAATGATTGAATTAAGCAATTGCGCCCACCACATACCAAATATCTGTAGCAGTCTTAATACAAGCTGCTGTTTTGTATTGAGCAAGAGTAGGGCTAGCCGCTACTGTACCTGCGCTGAGAACTGTTGTAGTGCCAGAGGTTACAGCTGAGATAGTTACTGCTCCCACGCCCTTGTTTAGCACAGTAAGGACTGTGCCAACTGGGTAAGCAACAGAAGCGTTAGTAGGGATCTTGAAAGCGATCGCTGTTGCTTTGTTCATTGGGATAAGAGTTTGATATTGGTCAGCAAGGACGGCTGTATAGTCTGCTGTCTGATCTGAGCCTACTGTGAAGGATGTCAGTCCGTTCATGTTAGTAGCCGATAGAACTGCTCCAGTTGAGAATGGGAAACCGCTTGCCATGATGCTCCTTAGTAACTTAAAACGCTAGTGTCTAGAATACCGTATAATGCTGAATTTAAGATGAAACCGTCAATAATCGGTTCAGCTGTGCCGTAGCGCACTTTCCACGAATTAGGTGTGATTGAGTGGGCAACATTAAAGACCTGAACTGTTTTAGATAGGGTTGTGTTATTGGGCTGGGTTGTCGTAATACTGACAGGAGTAAAAAAGTCCATTGTCAAAGCTGCGATTGTGCCAGCGGCGTAATTATCCTGCTGAAGATCTAGGGTAAGTTCATCCACCCTAACAGTCGTGTCCTTGCGAGATGCAATAAATGCGTTGGCATAATCTAAGGCTTCTGCATCTGTTTGCATGAGTAAGCCCGATTGGTTATAGCTGTGAGTAAAGAACTTAGCGATAGAGGCTGAGTCCGAGGCAGTTTGAACTGTGCCACCTTGTCGAGTAATAGTGGCTAGGTTATAGATCTGGGTATCATCAAAAACCCATTTAACATCGAAATAGCCAATGGCTGTGCCATTGTCCTTGAACACTAATGGAGTGCCAGCAACAGATGAGACTGTCAAATTACGATCTTGGAAGGCAACACGGCCTTGAGTATCCATGTAGAGCGCGCCGTACTCGGTCGTAGAGACTGTCTGTAAAGCCGCTAGAGCCGTTCTCTGGGTCGATGGGTCTGCTTGGCAGGTAGTCAGTCCAGTATCTATGTCACGCAGCGCAGAAGGCCATTGGATCGTGTCTAGGATCTTGCCAATACGAGCACCTGTGGTTTCTCCTGCGACTGCTCCAGTGACTCCAAAGAACTGAGCGTTCTGGAATAAACGGAAGCCATCTACAGCTGTAACTGTGGTGTACACGATGTCACCATCGAACTTAGGAGTATTGGTGTTATAGCCAGTGATGTAGCCAGAAAAGATAGGGTAATTAGTTCCCGAGTAGGTTGCGCTGATCGTGATCTTACGCATTGGATTTAAGTAGTTGTAATAAGGCGATGCTGAATTCTGTGGGTTGAAATTACCATTTTGATCCAAGATACGAACTGAGACTGTACCTGTCTGAAATTGCTCAGATGAGATGTTACGGCCTCTATTAGTCTGGATGGTATCTAGGAGATTAGATACATCGACAACAAGGCTCTTAGGAGAATCTGAAAGGACATCTGGGCCGTCAAGAAGCGACTCATCTAAGATAAAAGGATAGCCAAAACTTGCTCCAGTAGAGAAGTCGATTGTTACATTAAGGGTAGGTCTGGTCACAATGCCCCAGCTTGAGTAAGAGAACTTCCCTGTCGGTTAATCTTGATAATTGCATCTTGGACGAGGTTAGTCAGCTCATCTGGGTTAGCAATGGTATTGGCTTGAATGGTGATATTAATGTCACGCGCCCCGACTGCACCTGAGTTAAATAGTGACCCACCTTCTGCGGCCCTAAAGGATCCAGCATTGAAAGGTTGAGTCAAAATTCCCTGTGCAATAAACAAATTCTTGGCCATGCTATCTTCTAATTGTTGAAATGAATCAGTTGCTGTTTGTGCAAAATAAGTCAATGCATCAGATGCTTCTTTGGCTGCCACACTTGCATAACTGGCAGGATTATTGGGAGTAACTGAGTTTGTCAGATTAGAAGGATTAGAAGGACTGCTTGGCGACACGGATGCAGGTGTTGTTTTTGATCCAGTTGTAGCGAGATTTATCAAACCCAGCAATCGTAGTGCTTCATTCAAATTAGATATATTGATTAAATCTTTAGGCACTAGAGATTCAAGGATCGATTTAATATCTAAAAGTTTTATGCTTTGTCCTTGAAGAGCACTCAAAATCTTCATATCTGCATTAAGTTTGTTTGTGGCTGCTTCAATTGATTTTTGATCGCCTGCTGCAATTGCGGCCTCTAGATCAAGAATATCTTGCTTAATTTTGAGTCTTGCAGTGTCATTGGCAATTTGTAGGATTTGGCTGGAGGTCGTGGCCTTGCCTAATTGCTCCGCTTGGTTGATTAGAGCAGCTTGAATCTGGATAGCATCCATGTTAAATAGATCTGTGCCTTTATTTAGGGCAGCGTTTGCCTTATCCAAAATGGCCTTAGCACGAGCATCTTTAAGTTGCTGTGCTGTAAGTGTGGTGATTTTCTTAGTAGAATCTAAAGTCTTTGATTTGTACAAACTTTCAAGTCGAGCAAGATCCGCTAAAGCCGATGCATTATCGCCATTGCGACTAGCATTGACTCGTGATTGTTTTCCTGTTTCTTGTAAAATCTTTAAATAACTGCCAACGATAGGAATCATTCCAATATCGAAACTGGAAACACCAGGTAACTTCTTTAATTGAGCAGTTAAAACACCAATACCACGAATAACATCTGCTGTGTAGGTTGCAGCATTTTCCATGTTTTTGGCTAAATCTGATACACCTGTTTCGCCAGCCAAATTCTTTATAGCATCAATTAAACCTGTACCAATAATTTCCTTGACATTTTGTGAAGCGACACCTAATTTATCAATTGAACCTTGATATGAATTTGCTGCCTGTTTTGCTGCGCCTGCAAAAGTCACGGTTAATTTATCGATTATGTCATTGAAATTGCCAGCTTTAAGATCGGCCTTTGAAATGCCAACTCCTAATTTAGATAGTGCAGTATTATTGCCAAGATATGCCTTGCTGAGAGCTGCCGTTACAGATTCTAGGTCTTTGCCAGTTGATGCAGAAATGTCTAAAGACAATTGTAATAATTTTTGAGATTCAGCAGTGTCGTGTGTGGCGACGGCTAAACGCTGATAGGCAGGACGGAGTTGATCGTCAACTACTCCGAATTCGCTTTGTAGTCTTTGAATAAATGCCTCAGATGTAGCAGCATCTCTTTCAAGACCAACATTTTTTAACGCTAAAGATAACTGCTGTTGGGCTTTTTGATCGGCAGCAGCCGCTTTTATCGATGCTTTACCAAATGCAAGAATTTGCTGACTTCCATAGGCGATGCCTAGAGTCTTTGCCAGTTTCTTAACATTTTTTATTAACTTATCGGTTTCGCTCTCAGCTTGTTTGAAAGCATTTTTGCCAGTAAATTCCGCGGCAATATCAATGACTATGTTTGACATATCAAACCTTTGCCTTTGCCTTTAATTTATCACCAGCAGTTTTAATGGCTTTAAGCACAGCTTCACTGGCCTTGCCATGATTTTCTTCATAGGCACGAAATAGAACACGACCTTCCATCTTGTCTGTGCCTTTCATGCTATATCCATATTTACCAGTTTGATTTTGGACAAAGCGACTATTGGGAGTTTTGCGACCCATAGTCTCGTATATTGCTCCAGCTGCCGTCTTATTAAATACGCGAGCCAGTGAAGTAAAACCTTTACGATTTGGCTTAGAAGGTGTGGCTTTGTAACCAATGCCTGATTTAGCCAATTTTGCATCATAAGTTGGAAAAGTGCCTTGTGAATTGGCACGAGGTAACCATCCGCTCAATACCTGTGTGTTATCTGGCAGATACCCTTTAGCAGCCTTCACAATGGGTTTTAAGGCCACAGCAATTTCTTTAGGTAATTCTTTGCCAAGATCGGGAGCAAACTTGCGTAGAGCTTTACGGAGTTCAACGCCGCCTTTGACTGTTGCTGGCATCTTTGATCTCCTTTGCTTCGTCTTTTAGACCTTGCACCAATGCATCTAGCATTGACTTGTCTAGTTCTAATAATTGCTGTGGCGCGATTCCCAATCTAATGCTTAGCCTAGCAATTAGATAGGTGAACGGAAGATCGCGCTTTAAGCTAAAGGGTCTGAATCAAGCACCTCGACACTTTGTAGTGTCTCAATAAAATCCATACCAAAAGGCTTAACAGATTCACCTGACCTGCGAGTGACTTCCCATGCTAACCAATAAACATCCGACTGCTTTTCCTCATCACGGAAAGCCTTATGAAAACCCTTTTTAGCATATTGCTCAAACGAATACTCCACTGCTGGAGTGATCTCGCCTTCTAATACGCTTCCATCTGTACGAACGATCTTTAGTTTTGCCATGATTAGCCCCTTAATTTAATTGTTTAAAATGATCCTGAAGTTGCCACTGCAATTGTTGAGTTAGCAGTGAAAGTGATTGATTGTGTGCCAATATCGCCAACAGCACCGTTGATATCTGTTGTGTTATTGACTAGCAATGAAACAGTGTAAAGAGGATTTGTAGCAGAAACTGCTGTTCCCTTTGTCTGTAGGAATACAGCTGTGACTGTTGTTCCCCATGCTGCCTGTAGTGTTGCCAATACATTTGCAGATGCTGTGTCGTTTAGGAAATCAATTGTTACAGATGATGCTTCTAAGCCTTTAACAAATTTATGAGCTGTATCGCCCATTGCTGTGACTTCGAGCTGATCAAATGAACGGTTGATTGTTACTGCTGTGACATGGTCAGAAAGATCAACAGAGTTAATCTTAACGCCTACATTGTTATTCAGAAATACAGCCATTAGGATTATTCCTCGTCTTTCTTAGTAGATGCTGGCTTTGGTGCTGATGTGCTAACCTGCCCGATTTTCTTCAGGAAGGCTTCGTTCTCTAGTTCCCACTCGGACATATTAACTCCAACTCGTAAGGATTGATACGGACATCTCACAGCTGAGCAGATCGCCTGATGCAGCATTGAGAATTCTTGGTGCGCTTATTGCACTTACATTATAGACCAAAGAAGATGCCGCTAACTTGGCAAACACACCACAGACAATATCTTCGATACCGTTAAGGTTGCCTTCATTGTCAAATAGTGGCACTGTCATAATAATTTTAAAACTAGCCATAGGACTGATTGTGATGTGTTGATTATTGCTGGGTGTTAAATAAGGATCGTCCGGAGATACAATCACAGAATTAGCAAGCACGGTGGCAGGCGGAAAAGCAAAAACTTGATATTTAGTGTTATCTACTAGCGCGGTGGCTAGAGTAGTGCGGAGAGTGGTTATCGCTACTGGAGGCATTAGCCCACCATTGAGCGAGGGTCTAGCGC